ATTGGGATTACCTCCAGAAACACATGAATCCACCCGGATGGAAGACTTTTTGTGGTGATTATAGTAATTACGATCAGAGAATGTCAGCTTCCATCATGATGTCTGCTTGGAAAATCTTGATAAAACTAGCAAGATTATCCAATCACTTCAGTTGCCTTGCCTTAAATATTATGTTGGGTTTGGCTATTGAATGCTGTTTCCCTCTTACAAATTTCTTTGGTGATTTGATGATTTTGAATGGCACAAATCCCTCTGGCCATGCACTAACAGTTGTTGTGAACAGTATGTGTAACTCGATATACATTCGCTATGCCTGGCTGGAGATATTTGGAAATCTTGATGACTTTGAAGAACATGTGCGTGTCGCCACCTATGGGGATGATAATAAGGTGTCAGTGCATCCCAAATATCAGGAAACATTCAACCAAGTCACTGTAACGAAAGCATTGGAGCGTATAGGAGTTGTATACACTGATGCTAAAAAATCTGGAGAAGCCGCTCCCCCCTTTTGCGAAGAAAGTGACGATTCATTTCTCAAGAGAGGGAGTGTGTGGTCCGAAGAGCATAAATGGTTCTCAGCACCCTTAGAGATATCCTCTATACATAAGATGCTCATAATTGGAGTCGATTCAGGTGCGGTCCAGACCGAAGATCGAGTTTCTGATGTTTTATTGAGTTCTTGTTTGGAGGCTTTCCAACATGGTAGAGAGTTTTTCAATAATCACGTATCTCTGGTGAGGGAGTGCATTGTTGAATATCAGCTCGAATCTTGGGTTGCAATGAAGGGCGGTGTGCCCTCATACGAGAGATTCGCTGAAGCTCGGGCTGCAAAAGTTTCACGTTTGAGCCTATTGCGTAAAGCTTTTGGCTCAGATGCAATTGGGGTCTGATTAGATCCTCTGGGCTTATGGTTCCAAGTCCTGAACCAAAGGAACACCGATGGAAGTAGTTACTTAGTGATCATAAGATAAGAAGGATTAACATGATCATGAGAGGATTTCCATCTGAGACACCATGGGCAAACCCCAGAAGAGTTATTTAACTTACCGCGTGGTTTGGGTTATTCTTTCTTTGCGTGAAAGGGGATGAGTATATCCTTTCACTAAGTATTGTACTCGCGAAAACACATTCAAAACAATCTTTGTTCAAGTTTGAAGAACTTGATTCTGGTGAAAAGGAGGAATGTCAGTTGTATGATGATCCTTCAATTTCACGAACTGATGTTGGGCCTTTGAAAGATTTTCTTTCCAGACCGTTACTGGTGGCTTCTTATTCATGGCCAGAGAATTATGCTTTTGGACCTATTGTTCTTAATCCATGGACATTATTTTTCTGGACTTCACCTAATATTTATAATAAGCTTGCAGGTTTTTCACGATTACGCGCCAGCTTGAAGGTAAAATTTCTGATTAATGGTTCGCCTTTTAGGTATGGGGATGTCTTGGTTAGCTACCGACCCCTATTTGATATGGCCAATTCTACCACCGCGCATATTGCTCAGAATACGCATCCCTTCTTTTCAGGAGGTAATATCTCCGGTGATGTAACTTCAGGTTCTACTTCTTACCCTGGCGGACCCGTACCGTCAGCTGCTATTTCAGATTCTATGACTCTAATGGCCCGATCACAGCGTCAATGTGTGCACTTATATCCCCA